ACTTCTCTGCCCGCTTATCCGTAGTTCTAATGGTTAATTGGATGCGATGCAATCCCATAGATATCGCGGCGATATCCATGACCCTCATGCCAATCCTGGTAAGGGTCATCGGTATGGATCTGACCTTGTCGTCTGGCACAAGCCAGGTCTCTGCTACGCCAGACCATATAGATACAAACCCGAATATGGCCACCGGCTGTAAGTTTAGGAAAGCCGTGACCGCCGGACCCATTTGTGACTGCATGGTCAGTAAATGCTCGACCTCTTCTGGTTTTGCCACCACCAGGACTTCTTCGGACTTGACCTCAATGCGCCGGACATGAACCGGCGAGAACGGCATGAAAAACAAACCGCGGCGCTTATTGGCCTGGTTTAGCTTTTCAGCGAGAACCGAAGACGTCAAAGTCGGCATTGACTACCGTCTGGGCGACCATGGTGTTGGCTGACAGCCCGCTCTTGGTCATGCGCTTATGCTCGCCACCGCCAAGCAACAGGTAGCCAAAGGCGTCGCCAACGTGCGAGTGCTCGTTCTTATTTGGTGCATCGCGGAATCTTTCCTGCCCGGCACCGACTGAGATACGCTTAAAATGATACCCGCCGGCTAGCGCCTTCCGGAGGAGCTTGCATTGCCTATCGACAATCAAACCAGGCTTGCCATTGATTAGGCGCTGCATGGGGGCGGCAGACGCCTCCCGTCTGACCTTGAAGTCGTTGCTGTGCGTAGGCTGGGCTCGTAGCCCCAGGGTGCGCAGATGGTCAAAGGCGGTTACTTCGTAAATGGCATCCCGCTGCATACCGGCCGGGTCGCCCCAGAGCATGATCTGAGCTTTTGGGAACCTGGCATTGAGCTCGGCCAATAGCTGCTGGCCAAACCGCTCTAGGCCCATGTCAAAGGTGACAATCTCATGCAGGATGACCCAGCGGCCGTTGTTTAGCCTTTGGCCTATAACCGCAGCCGGCGTCAGTCCAAAGTCCAGGCCGACCTGAATTGGAAGTGTAACGTCATACGTTACATCGTCCACCATCATGCTGTCGTCATACTCCGGCCAGACTGGGCGCCCTTCCTGGACGTAGGTATATTTGCCCTCGGCATAGCATCTGATCCAGTCCAGATTCTTGCCCATGAGCATCTGCTGGTAATAGCCGGCAGGAAGGTTATCGATGTTCTCGGCTTTGGGGTTTAGCTTCCACCATTTGCCAGAGGCAAAGATATGGTCGTTGGCCTCCGGGTTATCGGGCAGCTCCTCGCCGCTGACTTCCATGATTCCGCCCGGCTGCTTGAAAAACTGCCAGCCATATTGGCCACCCATCTTTTCTTTTTCGGCTAGGCGAAACCACCAATGGTCGTCATCCATTGGGTTTGTGTCCATCCAGATACCGTGCCAAGATGCGCCACCGTCACGCTTAGTCGGATAGCGGCCAACCCGGTGAGTCAGCCCGTCAATCACAGCCTTTGGGAGTTCCCTTGCCTCGTTTACCCATGCTCCTGTCAGCTCTAGCGATAATAGTTTTCTTACGTCTTTTGGCTGGTCTAGTGCTAGGAATATAACCTCCATGTCGATCCCAGCGGCATCACCGCGGGACGGCAGGCGGATGTGATGTGTAATCGGCGGCGTCCATAGCATCGGGCCAAAAGTATTCTCTGGGAATAAGTCCAGCCAGGTCTTAATCGTTGTGGTCTTTAGCATCGGATACGAGTTCCGTACTACCGCCCAGCGAGAGTATCGTATGCCGTCAATAGGACTAGGCTTTTGGCTTACAGCCTTCATCATAATCTTGGCTGCGCAGGCATAGGACTTGCCGGAACCGACTGGACCCATCAGCCCTTGCACAAAAGCGTTGGACTCAATAAATCTATAAACCTCTGGCGACTTACTGAAGTTTAGATTCAGTCCGGTTACGGGTAATTCCTTTGCGCTTTTTTCTTTGGTCTTAGCCATTTTTAGCCGCTAGGTAGAGTCCGACATTGCCAATGCTATAACCAACAAAAGCAATACCAAGGCCCACATTACCATGTCGAATAAGATCGACTGCAACCACAGCATAAACACCTCCGATCACCGCGATCAGCCACGCCGCCATTCAAGCAGTCCCGCCAGCAGAATAACTGCCAGCATTGTCAGCACAAACGTCGCCGCACTTTGCGCACCGATATGAGATATTGCGTTTATCCAATCTTGTTTCATCCTCTGCTCCTTTTAGTTTTAATGCTTCCTTCCACGCCATTTCAGCGCAGGCCCGCTCATCTTCAGACCATTGGCGCACGTCTTGTCTTGACTGCACCCACTCCCAAAAGTTAATCATCTATCCCCTCGTTTAGTTTTTTATATTCTCGCCACCACATATCAGCGTGCGTGCAATCCTTGTAATCCTTAAAGCACGGAGTACCGATGGTGTAATGGTATAGCTGCGCATATTCATTCATTGGGTATTCCAAGACAAGCCAGTTCCATGTCAAAGGCAGTTCACCAATCTCGCCGTCATGCAGCCAGTTAAACCGATGTAAAAACTCACCGGATAATCTGTTGATTGCCTCTGGCGTTAAAGACCGATTGGCAGAGTGCTCACAGTTCCACAGAATCAGACTAGACCAATTCTTGCGCGGATAGTCCTCGTTTTTGTTGCCAAGATATTTTTTCTTATGCACGGTACGGTAGTCATGCTGGACCACCATTACGGCATATCGCTCATCGCGCATAGCCCAGAGCTTTGCAATGTCCTCGCGGCAGATCATGTCCCCGTCAGCGTATATTGCCCAGCCTTTATACTCGTTTAGGTATGGAACCAAAAAGCGGGAATAAATAAACGCATTGGAGCCATTACGCTTGCCGTCAACACCATGGGCTACCAGGGGAGTGAACCGTACCGGCCGGCTAGTCCTTGAAATCACAGACTGGCAGAAGGCGTGATACGCGACTGCCTCCCGCTGATCAAAACCTACGACCATGTTAATCATTGCTTTACCTCAACATCAATTGGCTCAGGCGCTTGTACGTTAATACCAATAACAGAGGGTTTGTCTTCTCCGTCGTCTGGGTTATCAAGAAGTCCAGACGCTTTCGCAAGTAAACGTAGCACGCCAACCTTGTCGTATAACTCAACGTCGAGCGTCTGCGAACCGTCCTTCTCACGCTTGACCCGGATATTTTTGATCGCCTGGAGGGCGTGATCAGGAATTTGACTTGCCGCTTTAACCTTGACATTTCCGTCCTCATCCCATGTTAGAACATCTGTTATCTTGGTATTGGCCATACACAGAAGCGAGTAAGCCACAGCCTCCCGGTTTTCGACAATGGTGGCCGAGCGTTCAAGCCGGCGGGAGATAGACCTAACCCCGCCCCAGTTCTTTAGGCTGGGGACTTGCTCTGAGATACGGGACTTGGTGCGAGCCATCAGAATGGGACATCCGGGTCTGAGTCTACAAACCCATTGGCTTTGGCACGGTCATGCCCAGTCTGGGCAAATGGCTTGTGCGCTGCGGAATAGACTGGCGCACCCTGTTGCTGACACTCATTGCCAATCTTTACGGTTATGTAGGTAGTTCCTTCCTTTGTCTGACGTTTTGTTACGTCGAGCCAATGGATAGTTCCGTTTGGCAGCATGACCCGCCCACGGTAGTCTGCGTGCCAGTCCTCTTTCTTGCCTTCATTCGGGAAGGCAGATCCCTGCCCTGGTTTCATTTCATACGCCATGCTCTTCTCCTTAAGGTGCTAGTTTTGATTCTTTTGCGGCAGACAAGTACTCATCGGCCTGCATGAGCTTTACCTTCTGCTCTGCCAAAGCCTCCGCCACCTGGGGAACGGTAAACCCACGGCGGAGTAATTGCAATATGAAGTCGTGCAACAAGTCATTTACGGTCATAGCCATCTCCTTAAAATAAGTCCTACAAGCCTTTCAAATGATCCACCCTAGGCAAGGGTAGCCACCCACCACCAGCAAGGCCACCAAGAGGCTGTAATCGCTTCCTAGAGGCATCGCAGTCTGGTAGACAAACCCATTGCAGCGAAAAGTGGAGGAAAAATTGCGGGGGATACCCTCGATACGGTGGTTACCCGGGGGGAGGGCAAGGGTGCCTTCCGCGGCAAACGCATCGCAAGCCAGACGCGACCCCCGGTTTCCGGTCCGGCTTTGGCACCCCATCCCCTGTCCTGCCATCAAACGGTCGTCTGCGAGCATGACACCCTCAGCCGATCAGGGCTTCGCAGACCTCGGCCAGCCGGGTTGGCTCGGTGAGGGCCTGGCAGGCGTCAGCGAATCGCGCCTCGGTGCATCCGACTTGACACAACACCTCCGCAAACTTGATATCGATCTCTGTGATTCGTGTTGTCTTAACAAATGAAAACCTATTCACAACCTTATCGTTATAAATACTTAAAACCTTATCTATACCTATGTTTTTCTGTGATTGGACAACACCCATGTTGTCTATGATGTTGTCAATGAAAGGCTCTGCATGGACAACCTCTGTGTTGTCTATGGGTTGTGTCTTTTTGACTGCTCTTGGCTGTCTCTTGGGCATCAGAATTGCTCCTATTTGGACGGGTTGGTGGGTCGTGTGATTCTTCGGTTTCAGACCAGACAAGAGCTCCCGCAGGCGTTGCCGATTGGCCGCCATCTGCTCTTCTGTGAACTCCTCTTCCATGGCCTTTTCTTCCCTTCTGCGGAGCTCTGGCGGCCTGGTGTCTTCCTGCCCGCTGGTGATCGCAATGGCGTCCTGTGTGCCAATCTCTGGGTCATAGACGATCCGCACCGTGTTCGCCTTCTCGCCCCTGAACCCCTTGCTGACGACCTCCACATGGCCGCGCTCTCTGAGCTGCTTCATGGCTCTCGCCACCTGCTGCTTGCTGGTCTTCAGATGGTCTGCGATCCGCTGCTGGCCAACCCACGTCAGCCCGGCCCTGTTGGCATACGAGCACAGCAGGACTAAAACCTTCATCGAGAATCCATGCAGCTCGGTATCAGTCGCAGCACGCATCGGCACCACCGCAAACTTGCGCTGATCCGGTGGCGCCTGCTTCTCGATAACCTTCGGCCGTTTCTTGGGCAGCTTGAATTCGATCACTTTTGCCGGCTCTGCCATAGCGTTAGCATTTCCTCCCGAAGATCCTCGTAAGCCTGGCGGCCCCTCTTTTCAAGGACGCCATCCAGGTATTCCATGCGAGTACGCTTGGTCCTTTTCTTTCGTAACACCCAGGCGGCCTCGCAATATCTGCGAAACGCCTCCGAGTACGAGCCGACCTCGCGGCCATCAGGAAGCCGGACCATTTTCGCCCCTTGGTGGACCTTGCCGCACGCATGACAAGCCAGCGGATCATTTCCTGAGCTCAAAGCCAAAGCAGCCGTTAATTTCCCCGCTGGTGGGCTTGTCAAAGTACCGACACCAGCCGAAAAAGGTGCGCTTT